GCCACAACCGCCCGCCGCTTGTCCTTGTTGGTACGCCGAAGGCCGCGCTGGGCTACCGCTACGAGCCGAGTACTGCCGCGACCGGTGGAGCATCAGCAAGACTCACGCAAACCGGTTGGTCGAGGCGTCGGAGATAGCTGAGCATTTGGCACCCCTGGGTGTCACTCCCAGCAGCGAACGCCAGCTCCGGCCGCTCGCTGGCCTGGAGCCGGAAGACCAGCGCAAGGTCTGGGAGCAGTCGTCGGACCCCTGCGGCAGGTGGCCGGCGAAAAGGTGTCAATGAAGGCGCTGAGAAAGAGAGCGCGATAGGCGGGAAACGCCTGAAAGGGCGCGGTAGGGAACCAGTGGAGCTATTAGCGGGGCAGGGTTAATAGGTGAGGATGGGTGGTTTTGGAGAATCCGTTTGAAGGGCGGTTTATGAAGGAATTGAAAGTTCTTTTTCCATGACGAGTTGGGTGTGGCCGCCGCCGGGGCCGACGATCATGGGAAATTGCCGACTGGCTCAACTCCCAGGGCATCGCCGCCTTCGTCCTGAAGCATCCGGCTGCTGACATCTTCCCCATGATGGCGGAGGACGAGCTGGCAGAGTTGGCCGAAGACATCAAAGCCAACGGGCTGGCGTTCCCGATCATTATCGACACTGTGGCGGGCGTGCTCATCGATGGCCGGAACCGGCTGGCTGCCTGCAGGCTGGCCGGGGTCGATCAGAGGTTTGAGGACCTCGGCGACCGGGACCCGCTGGTGTTCATATTTAGCGCCAACGTTAAGCGCAGGAACCTCAGCAAGGCCCAGCAGGCGATGGCTGCGGCCATGATGTTCCCTGAGCCGGAACGGGGACGCGGGAAAAAGGATGTGGCCAGAAAAGAGGCGGATTCCGCCTCTTTTAGCTATCGCCGTGTAAAGGAGGCCCGGCAGGTTCTCCGCTCCAGTCCCGATGTTGCCCGTGCCGTGCTGGCTGGCGTCAAGCCACTCGATGAAGCGCTGGACGAGATAAAGACCGCTCAAGCGCTCTTGTCGAGCGAGGCGGTCAGGATGGAAGACGGTCGAGGTCCGGAAATATGAAACCCTGACCGACGATGAGGTCCGCGCGATCGAACTCGAAGAGAACGAAAACCGGAAGGACTTCACGGACAAGGAGCGGCGGCGGACGTTCGCAGCCAGTAAGCAAATGGTTGCGGATGCGAAGGCGGCGGCAGCGGCTTTACCTTCGGCTCCCGAAGGTAAAAAGCCTCGCGGAGAGAAGAAGAAGTACGCTGTGCCTAAGGCCGACGTGGCAGCGGCTCTGGGAGTCTCCGTATCCACGCTGGTTGAAGCCGAGCACCACGAAGAAACCGCCGAGGAGTTCCCGTTCATGCAGGGCTGGCGTCAATCTGAAGGCCGTGCGCGGCCATTAGTGAGAACGGCGCGCTCAAACTCAACGGCGGGCACTTCAGCGAGCTGCTGCCACTTCGAGGACTGGTCGCGGGTGATGTTGAGGTCGGCAAGGGTGGCGGGTCCCCGAGGGGGATCATCAAAAGCTCGAGGGATCAAAGTCGTCTCGCTCGACTTTGAATTCCGGTCGCCACCTTGCGCCTGACGCCGCTCTCCTTCATCTCCTTCAGCAACGCGCCGGCCTTGCGCTCCGCACGAATGCGGATCTCGCAGCACTTCCGCCAATTTCCCGAGATCTCCTTGCCCTTGGAATTCCCGCCGATTGCGGGGAATCAGTGCCCGGCCTTCCGGTTTGCCTGATTTAGGTCTACACTGGGGTAGTCAGAAAAGACACCACGTCGATGGCATAAGCCGAACAAGAACGTAGGTCGGAGCCGAATCCGTTCACTCCGACCGCTTAGTTCATCGTTCACTTATAGACCGCGCGGCGCCGGGCCTTGGGAGCCGATTCGTTCACTCCCCATGTTTGACGAACACGGTTAGAAGCCGACCACCTACACGGTCACTCCGCCGACTCTGTTAACCCATCCACACAGACGACACAGGAGTGTCACATATGGCCATAGAGACCGAACTTAACGGGTTGCGGGAGCAGCTCAAAACATATTTCACAAAGGCCGACGCCGAGAAACGCCAGTTTGGCGCGACTCTGGAGTCGACAGCAATCCAAATCGCCGGGCTCCAAAAGCAGGTGGACGCTATCGATGTCGCCAATGCGGGTCGCCTTATCCAGGTCGACGCCGGCGAGGATTTTTTGCATGGCTGCAAGGAGAACGATGGGCTGCAGCGCCTTTTACGAGACCGAAAGGGGAATGCCACCATTAGCTGCAGCGCTAAGTCCTTCGACGACTTCACGAAAAAAACCGTCATCACGGACGCCGCGGTGGGTACTGCCATCTCTGGGGTGTTACCGATCGGTCGCCTGCCTCAGATCACGATTGAAGCACGCCAGCAGCTCACTATCCGTGACCTGTTGACCGCGACCCCGACCACCTTCCAGGTCATCGACTTTGTGAAAGTGGCATCCCCTATGGCGATTGCTTCGCCCGTGGCCGAGACATCTACCAAGCCCGAAAACGCCGTGACCTTCACGACTGTTTCGGAGCGAGTGAAGACGATCGCCACCTGGATCCCCGCATCGCGTCAGGTTCTCGATGACTTCTCGGAGCTGATGACCTTCATCCGGACGATGATGCCGTACTACGTCAACCTCGCCGAGGAGCTGCAATTGCTCTCCGGTGACAACGTAGGCGAGGATTTGCACGGGCTCATCCCGCAGGCCTCCGCATTCAACACAGGCCTCCTCTATGCGGCGCAAGGCTGGAACAAGATCGACATCATCGGTCGCGCTATCCAGCAGATCACCGCGAGCAAAGAGCTTCCGCCGACGTTCATCGTGATGCACCCGAACGACTGGTGGGACATCCGACTGACGAAAGACGGATTCGGGCGCTATATTCTGGGAGATCCGCAGGAAGGATCGCTGACCCGCGATAGCTTCGGCGGCGGCGCGCCCACACAGAACATCTTCGGCTTGACCGTCGATCCGACCGTCAACATCGCCCAGGGGACGTTCCTCGTGGGCTCTGGGAACCCCATCGCGGCCGAAATTCGCGACCGCATGGAAATGCAGATCGACGTCTCGACCGAGCACAGTACCTTCTTCACGCAAAATCTCATAGCGATACGCGCGGAGAAACGGCTGGCGCTCATAACGCGCCGCCCCGGCTCGTTCATCACCGGTTCGTTCACCACTTCGCCGGTACACCCGTAAAAGGGTCTGGAAGCCATTTATCATGCACGGAAAGCACCAACTTAAGATGGCGCTCAAGGGAGGAGTCGTCAATGACGGCTCCTTCACCGGCTCGCTCGCGGTCTATAACAACGTTGACCTGGGCGGTGATCTCATCGAACCCGGCGCTTTCACGAAAACCATCAAGGAGCATGGCGACCAGGTGCCTCTGCTCTGGCAGCATAAGGTCGACGTTCCCATCGGCATGTTGACGCTGATCGACGGGCCGGAAGCACTGAGCGTGAAGGGCCAGCTCCTCATGGAAGTGCCAGAAGCCAAAAACGCCTACCTCCTGATGAAAGCCAACATAGTCCGAGGCCTTTCGATTGGCTTCGACACGATGAAGGATTCTATTGAGTCTGGCATTCGCCACCTCAAGGAGATCAGGCTTTGGGAGGGCAGCGTCGTCACGTTCCCTATGAATACTCAGGCGATGATCAGCTCGGTTAAGGCGCGCCAGCGGGCGTATGGCGTGATGTCGGCAGCAGCCTCAAGCCGACCGTCGCCTACGTTCAAATCGAATGTGGCCAGCATTGACGAGCCGACCGTAAGCCGAATTATTCAGTCGATCACGTCAATGATTCCGAGGTAAGCATGGCAATCACAATCAGCGGTCTGGATGAAGCCATCGAGCTTCTGGACAAGGCCCCAAAGAACATCGTGATGCTTGGGTACGCGAGAGCTGCGCGCGCGGCTATGAACGTGGTGGCTGCAGGACTGGCGGTCAAGACCCCGATCCAGAAGGGGGCGGCGAAATCCAGTGGTGACCTCGCAAAAGCGCTCAAAATCGATGTGACTGTAGACTCTTCGGCCAGGGGCGTTGCGGCCTATGTGGGGTTCGCCGGCGAGCAGGCGACTGTGGCCTATGCTCTCGAATATGGTCATACGATTGTGACCCATGAGGGGAAGAGATTAGGAGAGGCTCCGGCGCACCCGTTCATGAGGCCCGCGTTCGATGGGTCTGCGGATGCAGCCGTTGAAGCCTTCGCCGACTCTCTCGCCGAAACGTTGAAGGAAGCGTACTAAGCGTAGGTCTTACTAAGTGGATGTTTCACGTGAAACCTTAACAGCCTAAGACCTAAGACTTATGAAGTTAACAAACGACTGAGACTTACACATAGGACTAAGCAATGGCAAAAAAAGTCGGTCTGATTTCAATCAACCTTGTTAGCGGCACTGCTGAGTTCAACACTCAGATGGACAAGGCCAAAGCCAAACTCGCCAGCATTGGCTCAGCTTCGCAGGCCGCGGGCCATGCGACCGTCTCCTCCATGCAGGCCAGCTCCGCCGCGATCCGCGTGATGGAAGGCGGAGTCACGAATAACCTCCGCGCGGTCGAGCGGTTCGTGGCTGGCACCCTCGGTCTGGGTCCCGCGATGAAAGCGATTTTCCCGGTTGTGGGTGCGTTGGCCTTCGGCGGGCTCATCTTCGAGATCGGCGAGAAGGTTTACAACTTCTTCAAGAAGACCCAGGAAAACGCGATCCGAACCGCCAATGCGTTCCGCGAACTGAACGCGCCCATCAGGCTGAGCAACGATGAACTGAAGGTGACCAATGACAGGTTGGCGAACGACATCGCGAAGCTCGAAGGGAAGCACCAAAACAACCTGGCGTTGGCGCTGGATGAAGCGCGCGCGTCGGCGGACAAACTCGCGGATTCCCTTGATCGGGATCTCAACTCGTTGAACAAGGTCCTCAAAGAGCAGGAGATCTCTAAATGGGGTGGTTTTATGTCGATCTTCGTCTCCGGCCATACTCAAGCGAGCACCACAGACTTCGCGAAGAAAGTTGGGGGAGCAACCGGCTCTGGTGGATTCGCCGGCGAGATAGACAAGCTCACGGATGACTACCGCGCCAAGCTCGACAAGCCAGGCCTGACGGTCAAGGATGCCAACGTCATCAGGGCGGCGGCGCGCAAAGCTCTCGACGACAAATTGGCGGCAATCGTAAAAGAGGTCTCGAAGGATCTCGATACGACCCAGATGAACGCGAACGCCTCGGCCGGTGGCCAGAACTATCAGACGTTGATCGAGTTCCAGGAATACACCAAACGGCATTTCGCGGAGATGCAGCGCAGCGTCCCTCTCAGCTTCGCCAATGTGGATTTGACCACGCGGCGTGATGCTGACATAGCGGCGAACGCGAACAGCAAACGCGAGCGCCCGCTCCAGGACAAGCTCAAAGCCCTTGATGCGCAACTCACCGAGGCGGCCAGCAAGCTGGCTGGCGCAGGCAAGAGCCAGGCGACGCAGGAACTGATGAAGGCCGATGCGGAAGCGGTGAAAGCCATTGAAGAGGTCAACAAGGCGCTGGAGCATGAGCACACGAAGCTCGATGCAGCGGGAGAGGCAGCGATCAGGCTCCGGTAGAGTCGAGGCTGGGCGCGAGCACTGACGCAGAGCGCCGCCCCGTTTCCCAGCCCCGCTCATCAAACCGGACGTGCGGATTTCCCGCATCCGGCTTTCCGACTGGCTTCACCGCCGACTCACGA